ACCACCAACTGCCGTTCTGACCGCTATGAGCATACTCGCAACCAGCGGTCGCAATGGCATGGCCATGACCTTCACCTCGTACGCAGCTCAGCGCACCCTCGACGGTTCCCGCAAGGCTGTTATCTCTCACCCGAGCCGTGCCCCCTCCCTCGCCGGCCTCAAGGGTGAAGACTACTTGATGGCCTTGCGCAGCTCCCCCGCCTACATGGCCATGCTGCGCGAGGAATACGCCGCCGAACACGGTGTGCAACCTGATGTTGCATCCAAATGGTGGAAAGGCCAGGCGACGGAGGCACCGGCCCCCGTTATCCGCACCTCCCCTGCCCCCTTCTCGCCCGAGGCCATGGCCGACAGGTTCGCGGCCCTGCCAATTGGCACCGCCGAAGATGCCCATTTCCGTGAGCGCGTTGTGCTCCGCCACCCTGCCCTAATCGGATGGTTCACCCATGTCTATCAATCGCGCAATGCGCTACTGGGCGTACAAGCTGCTAACGAAGCGGTACGCGCTATTGACGAACGGCTGTCTGTTCATGGCGAGCTTGGCGTCCTTCGATATTCCACTGACGATGACGGAGTGGATACCTTTGCCCGTCGGTTCGCTGAGCATACCGGTCGTCTGGTATCTACAAGGCACCATGTGGTTGCTCTGCGGCTTGTTATGGAGCTGGCTCACCAGTATGGCCTTAGCCCTGTGGATACAGTCACCGATGAGCAGGAAAAAGACCCCTATCCTACGCTCAATCGTTGGGCCGATATGGCATGGGTTCGCCGCCGGATTCGTGCTGTTTCAGCTCGCAATCTATTCGATGCCGCCAGAGAGCATGCCCTTATCAGCGCAAGACTGGCGGCATATACAACTGATCTCTCTGTCGCTCGCCGCGCCTATCGGCTTGCACGCAACGATGACACTCTGGATGCCCTTGTTGCGCACAATGAGCAGGATGTTTTCGACGCGGTAAGCATGAAAGAGGCGGTCGATGCCAGCGTCAGCAACCGCACCAACCGCCGCGCCGAACTGATGACCCGCTTGGCCGGGTTCGAGAAGTGTGCCAAAGAGCAACGCCATGTTGCAATTTTCCTGACGTTTACGTGTCCCAGCCGTTTCCACTCGGTGCACCGCAATGGCACCACCAATCAGAACTGGGTCGAGGCAGGCCGCCCCACCGTCAGAGCCGCCCAAGCGTGGCTGGTAAGTCAGTGGAACAACATCCGCAAGCGTGCCGATGAAGCCGGGATAAAGCCCTACGGCTTCCGCTTTGCCGAGCCCCACCACGACGGTACGCCCCACTGGCACGCCGTGTTCTTCATGTCCCTCAAGGACACCAAGGCCTATCTGAAAATCTGCCGCGAGCAGATGCTGGCCGACTCCGGCAACGAGCCCGGCGCAAAGCAGCACCGCTTCAAAGTCGTGTTCATCGACCCGCGCAAGGGTTCGGCCTGTGGCTATTGCTCCAAGTACGTGGCCAAGAACATCGACGGCTATGCCGTCGGCAAAGACCATGAAGCCGGTAAGCGCGCCAAGGCCATCGACACCGCGGCCCGCGTGGACGCATGGAAGTCAGACAACCGTATCCGCCAGTTCCAGCAAATCGGCGGCCCCTCCGTGACTGCATGGCGCGAGTTCCGCCGCCTGCGCTCCGAACTAGACCAGGAAAACCCGATGCTCAAAGACCTGACCCCCGAGCAGCACTTTGCGCTCGAGAACGTCCGCAAAGCCGCCGACGCCGGCGACTGGGCAGCCTTCTGCTGCGCCATGGGTGGCGTGCAAGTTCGTCGTGCTGACCAGACCGTGAAGGTGCACTACGGCATCCCGCAGGCCATGCAGATGCTGTGCGATGAGGACGGCGTGCTGCTGCGCACCCCACGCACTAAGACCCAGTACGGCGACAAGGCCGCCCTGCGCGCCATGGGCCTGATGTACTGCGACGTCTTTCTCCTTACCCGCGCCAAAGACTGGCTTATCACCTCCAAGGAGAAGTGGGAGGCCGCCTGCAAGAAGACCATGGAGGGTATCGCCGAGCAGTTCGACACCCTGCACGAGGAGCGGGTTTACCAGTTCATGGAGTACGAGGCCTATGAAGCGATGCGGCAAGTGGCCATTTGTGACCACCAGTCCCGCGTCTGGCTGCTATACCCCGACGCCGACCGCCTCGCGGGGCCCCCTCTGGGGTGCGAGCCGGACGGTGTCGGCTTGGACCCGTGTCATTAACTGTCCTGTCTTTACCAAAACCCAAACAACCGGAGAAGCGAAATGGAAATTGTAGGAAACATCATGGACGCCGACGACATCGTCCTGAGCACCCGTAACCGCAACGGTACCGACGTACAGGTCGGCACCTTCAAGTTCATGACCACCAAGCCAACCTCGGTGATCGAGGTCGGCCTGAGCGAGGAACAGGTCAAGGCCAACATGCACGTCGAGCTCAGGGCTCTGGTGGGCAACCGTATCACCCTTCAGCTCGAGTACGTGGACAGCGCCTACGCCGGTGCACAGGGCCAGCACAAGCAGTTCAACGGGTTCCGCCTGTTCGCTCTGCCCAACAACGCCAAGAAGGGGTAACGAATGCGCTGCGTCCAGGTAACCGCTGACGGCTTCCTCCAAGCCGTTGATGTGGCGCTCAACCAGTGTCAAGGCGCGTACCTGGTCGAGCAACAAGACATAGCATCGATGGCTGCTTGGTTAGACCCTGCAACCGTCGGCTATGGCACTTTGGTGGCACTCATGGGTGCTGCTTTCACTGGTGTGATTTCGGTCTACTACGCCTCATGGGCATGGGCCAGAGTCCGCCAAATCATTGGAACGAGATAAGGAATATCACATGAACATGAAAAAACTGACCATCATCGCCGCCATGCTGCTGTCCGCTGGCGTTGCTCATGCCGCCGACGGTGCCCTGGACGTGACTCAGGTACAGACCACCCTGCTGGCTGCCGTGACCGCCCTGCTCGGCTTCGTCGCCGCTGTCGGTCTGGCTAAGGCGGGTCTGGGTGCGGCCATTTGGGGCTGGCGCAAGATCCAGGGCCTTGCCGGTAGCAAGTAACCTCATGTTGCACCCCAAAGGGGCGGCCTGCGCCGTCCCTTTTTTATTGGAGAGGACGCCATGATTTGGGCTCCCATATTTTTCATCACAGGGTTGGTGTTGGCTTATGCGCTCATATCAGGAAATAATTCGCGCCATTAGTGTGCGTTGGATAATCAAGCAGACGCTCCGAGCGGTAATATACTGCGTCAACCCGATTAACTTCTTTAAAATCCTACTGCGCTTAATCAAGTGGTTCCTGTACTTCATATTCGGCGCGGTAGCCCTTGGCATGTTAACCATGGCGGTTGGTAATTATGCTCACGCTGTAGAGTGGGTACCTGCTCCATCTAAAACAAGTCCTGTCCTCACTGCTTCGGGTTCTTGTCGCTCACCATGGGATAGTTCTTTCGTTAATGTATCAAGTGCCGATGCCTGCGACGCCAGAACGTCCACTGTTTATTGTGACTATGTTGTCGGTGGTTGTGTTCCTACGGGGAATTGGGCGTTGACGCAATCAGGGCCGGTGTCGACGTTTACCAAAACAGTGGTCAAAAAGAGCAATGGTGCGGCAGTCGGTACAATTACTTTCATGACTTCTAGTGTCACCACCAGTAATTATTGCCCTCCAGATGGCAAGCCTGAATATTCATTTGGCCCGAAAGTAACGAATAACGGTACCGTGTGTGAAAAGAAACCGATTCAATGTTTGTTGGGTTCCGTCAAAGATACCAACGCCATAACCGGTAAAGATTATTGCAGGCCCCTTTGCAAAGGCATTGCAGGTAATACCTACGGTGATACAGCTAACCCCGTTAAATACTTCACGTCCGTGTTTGGATCGGTGCAGATCCAATGCTATGGCCAGTGCTCCGTCGAGACGGTCGGCGGCGCTGTCAACTTGGGCTCTAACCCCAATGTGTGGCAAGGCGTCATCAAGTTCACGGGTGAGAACTGCCCGATACAGACCCAAGGCACCGAAGAGGAGACATCAACGGCAGGTGTGAACACCCCGGTTACTCCTCCGAGTTCGTCGGCCGCAACCGATGCCGCTCAGAACCAGCTCCAGAACGCGGCCAGTAGCGCCATCAGCTCACAGGTATCCGGTGCTCAGGGTACGGCTGACCTCAATCAGGTGGTCAACAAGCTGGCCGAGGTTCACAACGCCAGTGAGAAGACCAAGGCCGAGCAGAACGCCGCCATTGGTAAGGTGATCCAGAACACCGGCAAGGATATCCAGGCATCCATCAAGGAAGCGCAGTTAGCCGCCTCACAGGGTGGCGCCGGTGCCAGCATGGGCCAGATACAGACCGCCAACGCCATCAAGGATGGCAATGCCGCGCTCGGCACCAAGCTGGACGGCATCAAGGACGCCATCGACAAGGGCAACGAGGACAAGGGCGACAAGCCCCTCCCCGCTGGTGATACCACCATCCACACAGACCCGAACGACGTAAACCCGAACCCAAACAACTGGGCCACCCGTAATTACGGCACAGTGATGCAACAACATGTTACAGCGATGAATGCGTTGCCGTTGTTCGCGGGCGTGAGTGGATTCTTCAGGGTCGAAATGGGGGCAGGCACTTGCCCGTCGTTCAGCATCGATGTGCCAGAGATAGGCGGCGTAGGCGGTGGCTCGTTGGTGTTTGATGTGTTCTGCAATGCTGACCTGCAAAGGATATTCGAAATTATCGCGCTGTGCGTGAAGCTGCTCGGGCTTTATGTCGCGTTCCGCATTGCATTGTTGGATTGAGGATAACAGCCATGGAACTGCTTAATTCGTTCAGAAACTGGCTCAGGGACATGATAGAGAGCGTCGTGCTCTGGGTCGTGCATTTGTTTCAGGCAATATTCCAGTGGTTTGAGGATATCCTGCTGACGACATTGGAAAAGGTATTGGAGGGTATTCGGTATGTGATTGCCAGTATCCCCGTTCCTGATTTCCTGCAATATAGCTTGCAAGACTTGTTCAACTATATCCCTGCGGATGTGGTGTTTTTCTTGAATCAGTCGGGACTATCGCAAGCGTTCTTGTTTATTTCGATGGGTGTTGCCTTCCGGCTGGTTCGTAAAGTGGCGACGCTGTTCCAGTGGTGACCGCGTGACGGTATTAATATGTTAAATAGGAACCTAACATGCTGATATTTCATGAGGGATTGCCCGGCAGTGGTAAGAGCTATGAGGCCCTTGTGTCGCATATTATCCCGAGGCTTAAGGATGGCCGTACGGTTGATGCCTACATCGAGGGCCTCAATTACGAAAAGATTGCCGAACTGTGTGAGATAACCATCGAGGAGTGTCAGGAACGGCTCAAGCAGATAACGCGAGAGCAAGTCGTAACCATAAACGAGCACGTACGGGACAAGAGCCTGGTCATTATCGATGAGGCCCAGAACTTCTGGCCGTCTGGTCGCCAGAAATTACCTGACCCGATCATCCAATTCGTCACGGAACACCGGCACCGTGGTCTCGATGTGGTGCTCATGGGGCAGAACCTCAACGATGTTCACTCCCTCTGGCGCAACCGTATCGACAAGAAGTTTGTGTTCATGAAGCTGGACGCCATCGGTCAAGCCAAGCGCTACTCGTGGGCTGCCTACAAGGGTTCGCTGAGGGCGGATGGACAGCGCAGCCGCATCGAGTTTGAGAAGCTCACAGGGGGCATTAAGCAGTATGACCCCAAGTACTTTGGCAGCTACGCGAGCACCACCTCAGAAGACAATGAGATGGGCGTGTACAAGGATGACCGAACCAACATCTTAAAGTCGGCCAAGTTCAAGTACGGCATGCCCATCACCCTGGTACTGCTGGTTGGCGGCTTGTGGTTCGCCCTCGATACGTTGTTCAACTTCAACGACAAGGTGGGGGCCGATGAGGCGGTTAAGTCGGCAGAGCAACAACAGGTTGCAACCGCCCCCACTTCACCAGGGCAACCGGCAGCCAAACCGGCACCGCCGCCTAAGCCCAAGGTGGATGATCTGTTCACCCAGTCCATTGAAGGGTTCAAGCCTGTACTCACGTCCCAGACGGTCGTCAATGGCGTGTTGCTCGATGCCTGGATTGAAGTGTGGGACGACAAGGACAACTCCATCGGTATGTGGCGTTCGTCAGACCTTACCCAGCTCGGCTGGACGGTGGCCATGAAGACCTACGGCTTGGTCATCACCAAAGGCAAGGTCACCATGCTCATCCGCGAGCGCAACGTTGTGGTCAGTACGAAGCGGGATACCTTGACCGCAGGCGTCGCGGGCTCTGTGGAAAAGGCTTTGTAATGGTTAACCCCTGATGTCATTGAGAGACAACCCGAGTAAACGCGCGGCCGAAGGCCATGGCGCGTATAAGGCCGCCCACTGAAGTCCATTTTGTGGAAAGTGGTGGGACGGCCGAAACTTTTTTGGAATGCATCCCTGAGGCAGTGACCCCCCCCTTCCCTGCTAAACCGATCTTTAATGCCACGGAAAGAGCACCCAGCCGTAAAGGTTGAGGAAGGAGCGAAGCGAGGACGAGACCTTGCAGGCTATAGGGTGCGGGTGGTAACAGCTCGTCCTCCTGTCGTAGACAAGCGACACTCAAGGTCTTCGTGTTTTGTCAGTATTCACTTCATCACTTCACATCAATCCATCGATACAGCACCCAGCCGTAAAGGTTGAGGAAGGAGCGAAGCGAGGACGAGACCTTGCAGGCTAAGGGGTGCGGTCAGGTGATCGCCTTATTGCCGCGTTCGGCGATGCAGAGAAACAAGTCGCCCTGCCCTTGCCTGAACCAAAGCCGCGATCGCCACTGCCTGAAGTGTCAACAGCAGAGCAGGCTTGGGACGTTTATATGCCGTTGCTGTCCCAGTACAAGGTGTATGGGCAGTTCAAGAAGCGCTTCCTGAAATTTGCGGATTATGATGGCGGCTACTCTTATCTCTTCATGCTCCAGCTGCTGGAGCGGCTCGCCAAGATGTCAGAAGGTCCGGACCATGTACCCTATGAGTGGACCAGTACCAACGCCCTTCGTGAATACGCTCGCCAGCTCTACAAAGCCAACCCCCAATGGCACTGAGTACTCCCGCCAGAGAACAGGGGCGGTAGCCCCTACAAGCCGCCTACGTAGGCCGATTGGTGCACCAAGTGGTGGGCGGCGGAACGTGCCCATGCTAACGCGAGACTGGGCCACCCCCTTCCCTGCTAAACCGGATGTTAAGGCTCTCAGTTTTCTGAGGTAGACAAACGCCTTAGCGCTGCGTTGGCTCTCAGCACTTGAAGGTCGTCAGCTCCGAAGGACTCGATGATTTCCAGACGCTGGCGTGAGAGATAGGTGCCAGCTGGAGTGATTAGATGGTGACCATTCATACGCCAGCCATCCCAGTACTTGACGAAAATAGAGGGCAGCTCCCGTCCAACTGCCATCCTCATGACTCGTTTGCACACATCTGGGATCTTTTTACCCTCATCCCACAATGTGACCTCCATCACAGAAACGAAACATAGTTTTGCCGTTTCCTCTGGACTCAAACCGCACTCAAACCACCGGAATATATAGTTTTTTGTAATGTTACGTTGCATCCGTTCTTTCTCGTCCGAATCTGACAAAATCGTCAGCGGGGACGGAATCGGCCTATTCAACGTAATCATGAATTATGCGCGGTGTCGGGTTGTGGAAGAATCCGGAGTGATGCCGGTTAAAAAACGCTGGTCATTACAGCCATGCTCCTGAACTTACCTCTTCGTTATCTCTCATTTTTAAAGGCCTAGTCGTGCAACCGATCCAGCGGTTTGTGATTGGCACTTTCGTGGCGCTCGCTGTTGCCGGTGTGCAGGTACTTGGAGGTGGTGTCGATGCTGTCGTGGCCGGCATCGGCTTGCACATGTGATAACGGCCGCCCATTGAGATTGATGTCGTGGGTGATGCCGGTATGACGAATGGAGTGTGGTGTCAGGTTGCGCATCTCGGCGCCATCCTGCACAAACCCATCTTTTTCTGCCAACTCGGCGGCGGTCTGGATGACGCTCATCACCAGATCACGCAGCTGGCGGATCCCGAGGTTGGCGTTGAGCTCGCCTTGTTCCCGGCCATGTGCCGCAGCCTTGTGGCGCACAAACAGCGGAGTCTTCTCATCGGGTGCCGGCAATGGTGAGAGACCGAGAAACGTCCGATAGCGTTTGAGGGCCTCGAGCAAGGCATGGGACACCGCCACGGTGCGGCGCTTGCCACCCTTGCTGCGGGGAATGAAATAGCCCCAGACACCGGTTTTACCATCGCGGCGGAACTGCCCCATGACGGGGGTAAACCCTGGCCTTGCCGCCACTTCCGAGATCCGCAGGTAACAGGCGTACATCAGGCTTATCAGGAAGCGGCTGCGCTCGTGCTGCTCGGGTGATTCGGCGGCCAGCAGGTCGGCTGCCTGCATCACATAGGACCACTGCAATTCGCTAAAGGCCTGGCCATGGTCGTCCGGCTCCTGCTGCATTGAGCGCTTCACCCGTTGCAGTAACAGCGCCGGGTTGCGGTCCATGTACTCTTCCTGGATCAAGAACTGGAAGAAGGCAGACAGAATGGCGAGCTTGGTCTTCATGGCCTGTTCGCTGAGGCGGTATGGCAGCTCGCGGCCCAGCTCCCGCTTGCCAAGGAAGGGTCGCCATTGGGGATTGGGCAGTCGTTCTCCCCACTCCTTGTCGAGCACGAACTGGGCTACGTTGCGATAGGCAATCAGGGCCGCCGGCGGCGCCTGACAGTAATCGAGATAGCGCATCATGATGCGCCGGGTCAGATCCTTGGGGCTGATGCGCATTTCACTGAAGCACCAGTGCAAAAACGTGGTCAGCTCACTGCGATAGGTTTTGTAGTTGTTCTCGCTGTTGCGCTGCTCCAGCAGCCAGTCGACGGCGAGCTCGTAGACCAGCCCGGCATCGGGCACATCGTTGAGGCTGAGGTTGGCAAGATATTGATTGACCTGGGGGTTGCCCACCTCCAGGTAGGCCAGACCATCGAACAGCGGCATGGCGGGTGGAAGTAACATAGTGGTCATGATGATGCTTGTGAATGAGAGACTCGGCTCGGGGCCTGCGTGATGGTGATGCCGATAAATAGGGTTATCGGCATCA